GCGGCGTTTGGTGCAGACTTTGTCGTATGGATGAACACCACCAAGCAGGGCAGGTTCTCGGACACCAACGCTATGTTTGTGCCGCCTGCACACTACGATTACCGCATTGATGACTTTGCGATGCAGATGACGTATCACGCCAAGGAGATTGCAAACTCGTGGACACAAAAAAACGCAGTTTCATCAAAACAATCACATGGCGAGTAACGGGTAGCACGGCTACTTTTTTGATATCCTATGTCGTCTCTGGAAGTTTTGCGGCGGCAGGCACGATTGCGGTGGTGCAGATGATTACCAACACCATCTTGTATTACGGCCATGAACGAGTTTGGAACCGAGTCAGAGGAGTAAGATAGACCATGCCCGAATCAACCATCATTGACGCATTGATTGCAGGAGCAGGTGCCGTGGTTGCCTACTTTGTTAAATCAACCCGTGAAGACAACAAGGAGCAGGATCGGAAGATTCACGAGCTTGAGCGTCAACAGGCTGCACTTCTTAGTCGAGAAGAGTTCCGTCAGGACATGCAGCTTCTGCGAACTGAGATGAACCAGCACTTTGCCCAAGTGTTCTCTAAATTGGACAAGAAAGCGGACAAGTAGATGCTTGATCCCATCACAGCGTTTGCCACTGCCTCTGCTGCTTTCAACTTCGTCAAGAAGGCGGTTGAAGCTGGCCGTGAGATTGAGGACGTAGGCTCTCAGCTTGGGACTTGGTTCGGTGCGTGTGCGGATTTAAAACAGCACGAAGAAGAAAGCCGTGATCCTCCTATCTTCAAAAAGCTGTTGAACAAGGGTAGCGTTGAGGAGGAAGCAATGCAAAACCTGATGCGTAGGAAGGCAATTGAGGCTCAAGAAAAGCAGCTTCGAGAGCTTATTGTTTACCGCTATGGCGTCGATACATACCGAGAGATGATGGACGAGCGTAGACAGCTTAGAGAAGGCCGAGAGCGTATCGCTATGATCCAACGTAGGCGCAGGGCCAAGGCTCTCCAGAATTTAATTGCTGTTGTTTTAATTGCAGGAATATTTGCTATACCAGTTGCTGTATCAATGTGGTTATTTGGGAAGGTTGAATAATGTTAACTCTACTGTCTACACTCGCAAGTTTCCTGACTGGCGGCTTGCCCAAACTGCTTGAGCTGTTCAAGGATCGTGGCGACAAAAAGCATGAGCTTGAGATGATGCGCATGTCCGTCGAGCGCGAGATGCAGATGGCAGAACGTGGTCTGGTGGCCCAGCAGCGGATTGAGGAAATCAGGGCGGACGCAGCAATGGCTCAGGCTGCAGCTTCTGAAAGACTGGCGCTATACGAACACGACACCGACATAGGTAAAGGCGCTCCCAAGTGGGTCATTGGATTGAGAGCATCAGTGCGCCCGGTCATTACCTACTGCATGTTCTTCATGCTCTGCTTGATCAACGCCTTTGGCTGCTGGTATGCAGTTAAACAAGGGGTTCCGTTCTACGATGCGTTGGGTGTGCTGTGGACGGAAAACGACCAAGCCTTGTTCGCCTCAATAATTGCCTTCTGGTTCGGCTCACAGGCGTTCGGCAGTGCGCGTAAGTGACGCAGGCAAGCAGCTCATCAAGGACTTCGAGGGCGTCCATCGGCGCCCTTACTTGTGCCCGGCAATTCTGTGGACAGTGGGTGTTGGAAGAGTCCTGTACCCGGAGCAGAACAAGCTCAAGATACCCGAACGTAAAACGTACCCGCTGAAGCCTGAGCATGATATACAGTGGAGTGATCAGCAAATTGATCTTCTGTTTGACGCAGATTTGCTTAAGTATTCGAGCGGTGTTCTACGACATTGTCCTGATAGCGTTACTAGCCAAAGCCAGTTCGATGCCTTGGTTGCCTTCGCCTTTAACTGCGGTCTTGGTGCCCTTCAGGCTTCTACACTACGCCGTCTTTATAACGCCGGGGACATAGAGGGTGCAGCAGCGGAGTTTCCCAAATGGAACAAGGGAGGTGGCCGAGTGCTACCGGGGTTGACAAGACGTAGACTGGCAGAGCAGGCGCTGTTCCTGTCCTGATTCCACAAATAAGGCCATTCTGAAAAGCTGTCATTTGTGGAAAGCAATAAATCCTCAAACAACTGCTTTACTTCTGTAAACTCCCTGCTTTATACTACGCCCTGTGCAATCCCGCACACCAAGGGCTAATAATATGAACTACAAAGAAATCTGGCAGAAACTCTCTGCCATTGATTGTTCAGCACACGTTGAGAAAAAGAACGGATTGTCCTACCTATCTTGGGCGTGGGCATGGGGTACGCTCATGGAACATTACCCGGATGCCCAGTATTCGTTTGACCAGCCGCAGGTATTCCCTAATGGAACGCAGATGGTGTTCTGTACTGTCCAGATTGGGGAATGCTCCCGCCGTATGTGGCTCCCTGTCATGGATCACCGCAATAAATCTATTGCAGACCCTGACAGCTTTGCCGTGAATACGAGCATGATGCGCTGTCTCGTTAAGTGTCTGGCTCTCTACGGGCTGGGTCATTATATCTACGCTGGGGAAGATTTGCCTCAGTCCGAACTTGATCGCCTTTATTCCCCGATCAGCGCAGAGCAGCACGCCGAGTTGACTGTTCTGATCTCTCAGTTGGACGGCGCTATTGATATGCCAGCTTTCCTAAAGTTTTTCGGCATCTCCGTTCTGGCTAACTTGAAGCAATCAGATTTCCAGAAAGCCAAAATGGCGCTGGAAAAGAAGCTGGAGTCTGTAGCATGAGAATCATCAACGTAGAGCAACGCTCGCCAGAATGGTTTGCAGCACGATTGGGGGTGCCGAGCGCGTCCAATTTCGGGAAAATCATTACACCCGGAGGCAAGAGAAGCACTCAGGTTGAGGGCTATCTCAATCGGTTGGTCGCTGACATTCTCACCGGCAGATCAGAGCAGCAGGAACCCAGCGAGGCAATGCAGCGAGGTACTGAGCTAGAACCTGAAGCTAGGGCTTACTATGAGTTGATTGCAGGCCCGGTGGAGGAAGTGGGGTTCTGCATACACGATGACGGGTTTGGCTGCTCTCCAGACGGTCTGGTAGGCAAGGATGGATTGCTAGAAATTAAATGCGGGCTGGCTCATACACACGTCGAGTGGCTGAGGGATGGCGTAATTCCTTCGATTCATATACCGCAGGTGCAGGGTCAATTATTGACGACTGGACGGCTTTGGTGCGATTTCCTTGCCTATCATCCGTCGATGAAGTGCCTGCTAGTTAGAGTCAACCGGGATGACAAGTATTGCGATTTGCTGCACGAAGCTCTCAAGGAACTGGTCGAGAACATCAAGATCAACGTGGAGGCATTCAAGAAATGAGTATGTTGGAGCTTTCATATAAGGAGTGGTTCGGGGTGGAGTTCACGGAGGAACCGGCTGAAATACGGCATCTGGTAGGCGAAATATGGAACATGGCACTACAGGCAATGAATAGACAAGCAATTCTGCTTTCTTATGACAATGAGGTGATCTAAATGACGCAATACGACAACACAAACAAAGGCATCCTGAGCAAGAACAACCGCAAGGAAAAGGACACCCATCCCGACATAAACGGTCAGATCAATGTCGAGGGAACTGAGTATATTTTAAGCGGGTGGCTGAAGGAGCGTAAAAACGGGGCTGGCAAATTCTACAGTTTGTCGATCAAGCGGAAAGAGGAGCAGGCACCTTCTAAGCCCGCCGCACCTAAGCAGCTTATCGACGAATCCGACGTTCCCTTCTGAGGATAAACCATGCACCTTGGTAACCAATTACGCAAATATGTGGAGCAGAACTATTCCACTAAAAGTGATTTTGCTCGCGCCATTGATTGCAGTCCGCAGTTGCTGCATTCGTACATGAGACGGGAGAACATCAAGTACTCCACTATCGTTCGGATTGCTCGCAGCATGGGCATGGAGGCGGCAGAGTTAATGGCTCTGCTGGTTGCCTGTGAGTGAGGGCTTCCAGTGGATCGTGAACTCTGATTTCTCTCTTTCGCAGTTTTTGAATTTCTCCAAAGAGCATTATCAGAAACACAAATATGTCATCTTTACTTGGAGACACGGCAAGCAACGCACACCCAAGCAAAACTCGGCTCTCCATGTCTGGCTAAAGGAGGTGTCAAAAGCACTGAATGACGCCGGGTACGACATGAAGCGGGTGATGAAACCGGAAGTGGAGATACCGTGGGACGATGATGGGATCATGGCTAAAGAGCATCTCTGGCGCCCGATTCAGAAAATCATGCTAGACAAGGAATCCACTACAGAACCGGAACGGGGTGACTATGTGAAGGTGTACGAAGTGTTAAATCGTCACCTTAGTGCGAAGTTCGGTATTAGCGTACCGTGGCCGGTGAACCATGAACCAGATTGAATCTCAAATGTACGATCTAGGGAGGCAGGCTAGGAAAGCTGCTTTCCCGATTGAGTCCTGTAACTTGTCTGCTTTTGATGCAAGGCGGTGCTGGTGGATAGCGGGCTGGCATGACGAGGACATGGAAACCAAGGCAAAAGATGGCGAACAGTAAAGCCAGATGCTTACACTGTCGGGAGTACCATCCATCAGACTCTGTTCTGAGGCTCCCGGCAGGCTCCTTTTGCTCATTGCAGCACGCTGTTGATTACGGCAGGGCTAAGGCCCAGAAGGCCCGTGAGAAGGCTCAGAAGGCCACACACAAAGCCCAGAAGGCTCAAGTAAAAGCTGGCGATATCCGGCACCAACATAAACTCACGCAATCCACTGTCAACCGCCTTTGTCTCCTCTTGGATCAGGGGAAACCCTGTATCTCATGCGGTAGACCAGATCAGGGTGGCAGGATGAGGAATGCCAGCCATTTCAAATCCCGTGGAGCCAATAGCTTTCTGAGGTATGACTTGCGCGGACTCCATGCCTCTTGTGTCCCTTGCAACTTATATCAGTCTGGCAATATCGAAGGATACCGTTCAGGGCTTATAGAACGCTATGGGAGCGCGATTGTTGAATACTTGGATACTGCCCCAAGGGTGAGAGCGTGGACGGCTCCAGAGCTAATCCAGATGCGCTCTGAAGTATCCGAGGAAATCAGGCGATTAGAGCGTGGTGAATCCCCTTCTCGGAACTGGCGACAATTGTTACAAACTAATACTTGAAAAGCATACGCTTTACAGTTCCGTCCACTGCCAACAACAAGGCAG